TGCCCCAGAGCGGGCTGGCGTAGGGCACGCAGTAATCGATCGGGACGGCTTGCGTCAGGCAGGTGATCGCGCCCGCCAGATGGTACGAGAGGTGGGCGTCGGTGCAGTTGCTCGCGTACTCGACGTAGGAACGGACAAAGCCGGACGGCGGCAGGGCAGCCCAGACTTCAGCTTCGGTCAGCATGAACACTCCGTGAGGGATGGACCAGCACCGTAACTCAGCCCTTGACACATGTCAACGGGTGCGCTACATCTTCGTTCACCGCAGGAAAACGAGCGAGGCGCGATCCATGGCGTGGTTTCAGTACGTCTTGTCACACACGACTCCCGATGCGAACCGGGACCTATACTCCATCCCCGGCGTCACCGTCCGGGAGCGCAGCGTAACCGCGCATGACAACAGCGGCTTCCTCGTGGAGCGGGCGCTGGAGAAGCACGGCATCCACTTCACGGCCCGCCTGATGAAGGCGGACTTCGATGGTGTGGACAACTTCGACAAGCTGGTCACGGACTACGGCCTTCGTGAGTGGGTCCCCGGCTTCATGACCGCCTATCAGCGGGACGCCGTGATCGATCTCGGCGGGAAGTCGGGCCATCTCTGGCACGCGGCGGGCTCCGGCAAGACGCTCACCAGCATCGTCTGGTCGCTCTGCCATCCGGGCCGCACGCTCGTGACCACCCGCGCCGCCGTCCGCCGTCAGTTCGGGCGCGAGATCGAGCGGTTCACGAAGCACCGTGCGCTGGTCATCGAGACGAAGGCCGACTGCGTGCCGTCCGTCCTCGAAGAGACCGATGCGCTCTACCTCGTGCTCGGCTGGGAGATGCTGCCCGACTGCGTCGAGATGATCCTCAAGAACTTCAAGCCCGTGAACTGGATCGCGGACGAGCTGCACAAGTGCAAGTCGCACCGGCGCTGGGGCGCGACGCCCACGGAGACGGGCAAGCTGGCCTTCAACCCGCTGGACAACATCGCCCACGCGGCGATGAAGGTTTCACGGGCCACCAAGCGCCGCATCGGGGCCACGGCCACGCCGATCAAGGACCGCACGCGCGACCTCTGGGCACAGCTCGACCTCATGCACCCGGACGCATGGGGTCCGTTCTACCGCGAGGACAAGGCGAGCTTCGCGGGACGGTACTGCGCGGCTCGACGGGGCTTCTACGGCGGGATCGAGACCACGGGCTCGTCCAATCTAGAGGAGCTGTGGGATCGCGTGTCGTTGGTCACTCACCACGTTCCCCACAGCGTCACCCACAGGCACTTGCCGCCGCGTCGTCGGCTCGTGACCTACGTCCCGGCGGCTGACCAAGTGCGGGCCACCGGCTTCCAGAAGACGATGAAGCAGGCCGCGAAGGCGGGCCGGGGCGCGCTGCTGGAGGCCAAGCTGATGGAGGCGGCGGCTCGCAAGCGCAAGGCCGTCGTCGAGATCGTCGAGGAGTGCGTCGCGGGCAAGCAGAAGGTGATCGTGTTCACGGGTCGGCGCGAGGACTGCGATGATCTGGGTAAGGTGATCTCGGATCGATTTGGGGCGGAAGCCCAAATCTTCACGGGCCACGGCGGCACACCGGCTCCGGTGCGCGACGGCATCCAGCAGGCCTACATGGCCGCTCCCGGCCCCGCGATCCTCGTCGGTACCGGAGACGCTTGGGGCGAGGGCGTGAACCTTCAGGACACCGACCTGCTGCTCGTCGCGATGCTGCCCTACACGCCCGGCCAAGTGGTGCAGTGGGAAGGACGCGTCGCTCGTCACGGGCAGAAGCGTCCCGTGATGATCCAGTATCTCGTCGCCGAGCACACGGTCGATGAGCACGTCGCGGGCATCCTGCTCGACAAGTTGCCCGCCGTGGAGAAGGTCTCCAAGGACGACAGCGTGGACGGTCTCGCGGATCAGCTCCGCGGTGCCGACGACGAGGACGCGATCCTCGAATCGATCCTGAGCAAGCTGGGTGTCGAATGACGAAGCATGAGCGGGAGTCGCAGAGCCGACAGCATCGGGCCATGGAGCTGGCACTGCTGAACATCCGAGACCTGATCGAGCACGGCTACATTCCCGCGGAGTCCGTGTTCGGGGCGGTGCTCAAGAACCACGTTGACGCGGGACTTCGCTGGAGGGCGCGATGACCCGCCCGCGTCGCCCCGACAACTTCCCGACGTGCTTCGAGTGCGGATGCCGGGCACACGTCCATCACCACGTTGTGCCGTACTCGCTGGGCGGCACGCGGACTCTGCCGCTCTGCATGAAGTGCCACGACAAGGTCCACCACATCGACGAGCGGGGCACCGCGATCGGCGTGCTCATCAAGGCCGGGATCGACCGTGCGCGGGAAAACGGCACGAAGAGTGGGCGGCCCATCGGCCGACCACGCGTCATGTCGAGGCCGGGTGCGCGGGAACGCTTCCTCGACGCGGTGCAACTGCTCTGGGTCGGGGCTTCGTTTCGGGGAGCCGCTGATTCCGTGGGCGTGTCGCGTCGGACGCTGGAACGACTTGCTCATGGAGAACTGTCATGGGACTGATGCCTGACGAAGCTGGGATCGACCTGAACTGTGCGTCGTGCGGAGAACTCCGTCTCGATGCGAAGCCGATGTACTGCCCGGTGTGCGGCGAGGCGGAGACCGTCTGCTTCGAGTGCATCCCCGAGGACGACGAGCGCCGGATCGATCGCGAAGACTCGCGCCACTGCACCTACTGCCAAGAGGCCATGGATGACGACTAAGAAGTTCATCGACGCAGGATCATCGGGAGAGTGGGGCTGGCACGCGACGGAGCTTGCGCTCCGCTGCCCGCGGCTCTTCGCCTACACCTACCGCACCGGGCAGAAGCGCGAGGAGACCTCCAGCCCGCCGCTTCTCAAGGGCTCGCTGGTGCATCAGGGCCTCGCGCATCACTACCGGCGCAAGCAGGAGGTCCAGCAGGGCGGCGACCCGGAGACGTGGGCCACGCCGGAGGACGCCATCGACGACTGCGCGGTGAAGCTGGGCGCGCACGCGCCGCAGTACGCCGCGCTCGCGAAGGACACCGTCGCGCGGTACGCCATGCACTGGGCGAACGAGCGGCTGGAAGTGATGGCCGTCGAAGAGGTTTTCGGCTCGGAGATCGGCGGCTGGCGGTACACGCAGCGGCTCGATCTCGTCGTGCGCGAGGCCGACGGGAAGGTCTGGATCTACGATCACAAGACGACGGGCCGCATCACGCGGGACGTGGCCACGCGGTACACGCTGTCGGGCCAGTTCATCGGCATGCACAACTTCGGCTCGCGGGTTTACGGGGACGACTTCGGCGGTGTGAAGCTCAACATGATCGAGGTCGGGGACAACGGCATCGGTGGCTTCAAGCGGCAGATGCCAGACCCGGCTCCCGGCGCGATCCGGGCGTTCCCGCTGACGGTCCTCCACGCGCGTGAGCGGGTGGCCGAGCTGGATCGATCGGGCATCCCGCCCGAAGCGTGGCCGCAGACGCTCTCGGAGCAGACCTGCGTCACGGCCTACGGGACCTGCCAGTTTTTCGAGAAGTGCCGATGGTCCTGATCCGGCTGTCACGCGGACTCTGCGGACTCGTCGCGTTCGGGACGCTGCTCGGCGCCCCGGCGTTCGCGAACATCGACCGTGCCGATCTCGTGCCGTGGTTCTGCGCCACGATGATCTCGTCGTCCGTCGGCTTCATGCTCTTTGACTGGGAACTGCGTAGGGCTCGCCGCGAGATGGACTCCGGCGAGTAGTTGGGAAAAAGGAGCGGCGTGTCGCCGCAAGGAGAAGTGAAGATGCTACCGAACAAGGACCTGCTGATCCCCGGACCGTGGACCGTCAACGGCAACAAGGTGACGGACGCACAGGGGCGCACCGTCGCCGTGTGTTTCGCCCGCCACGCGACCGCGCACGCCTACTGGGTCGCGGCGCTGCCGCAGCTCTCCAAGCTCGTCGGACGCGACGGGCTCGTGCCCGACCGTGATCGCGAGATCGACGGGCTCAAGGCGCAGATCGCCACGCTGACGGACGAGAACTACCGACTCTCCGAGAAGATCGACGATCGTGCCGACGATGAGCTGGCGGTGGATGAGCTGGAGGTCGAAAACGAGGACCTTAAGGCCCGCGTCGCTTACCTCGAAGCGCAGGTGGAAACGCTGCAAAATCAGGTGGTTGAGAAAAAGTAGCAGATGGCTATTGACACCTGTCAATGGCTGCCTATACTAACCCCCACCAACGACGGAGACGCAAGTGACCACCACCGCCCCCTACAACGGCGCCAAGGCAGTCGTCGCCCTCTACGGGCCCTCTGGCATCGGCAAGACCACCGACCTGCTCTACAGCTTCCCCCGCGGACTGTTCGTCGCGCCCATCGGGGCGCTGAAGCCCGCGGAGAAGGTCGTCGGATCGATCCCGGACAGTCTCGAAGCGACGACGATCATGGACGCCATCCAGATCCTCAAGCAGAACGGTAAGAAGGACTACGACGCGATCATCGTCGACGACTTCTCGCTCCTCGCCGAAGCCACGATCGCGGTGCTGGAGAAGAAGCACACCGGCTTCAAGCTCTGGGGCGCGCTCAGGGACACGGTGCTCGACTTCAGGGACACCGCGCGCCACGCCGGGCTCCACGTCATCCTGACCGCCCACGAGTCCACGCCCCGCACGGTGTCGGGCACCTTCATCCGTGGTGGTCCCCGGCTTCCGGGTCGTCTGCCCGAAGACCTGCCGACCGCGTGCGACCTCGTGCTGCGCGCCGCCTATGACTCGACCCGCCGCGGCTGGCATGCGTGCTACCGCTGCACCATCGACGATCCGCAGTGGGTGACGAAGGACCGGCACGGCGTCACGCCGGACCGCGCCCCGATGAACGTGGCCGAGATCCTCCGCTGCGCGGGCTACTCGATCCGCCGCGCCGTCGGGCAGGAGTGGCAGGAGCCGCTGGTCGATGCTCTCTCGACCGCGCTGCTCGAAGACCCCTCGCAGGAGAAGGCCCTGATGCAGGAGGCCGTCTCGCTGTGTGCTGAGAAGACGGACAACCCGCTCATGACCCGCTGGGTGATGCGCGACGCTCTCGACCGCGCGGCACTGCGCCGCGCCCAGTCGGACGTTCTCAAGATGTACCTGAGCTAGGAGACTCGTCATGGACAAGTGGCTGCACAACATCATCCAGATCATGCCTGCGCGGGACACGAACGCTGTTTTCACCGACGAGATCGGGCGGCTCGAATGGATTCCTTGCAGCGGCACGTCGCTGTACCGGAACGAGGACGGGACGACTGACTTGCAGCTCTTCCTCTTCGACGTGGACGGCGTCGCCTACGATCCGACGGATCACGTCAACTTCGTCGGCTGGTTCTCCGGTGCGAACCGGCCCACGGAAGAGCAGGTGGATGAGGCTGTGGTCCGTCTCAAAAAGGCGCACAGCTAATCGATTTCCGGCCATTCCGGCCGGACCATCCGGGGCACCAACCCATCGTCCCACGCCCCAGAGACCCCTCCTCTCCGCACGGAGGCAAAACAGGCGGTAGGACCCACGGCCCCTTCGGGACGGGCACAGCCGGGGATCAGGAGAAGGCAAGATGAGCAACACTTGGCAGATCGAGAACGTGGACCTCAAGGACGTCGCGGCGCGCTCGGGCCCCGGTGGCTACGTCGAGCCCGTCACGGGCGCGTACAAGGTCAAGATCACCGGCACGGAGGCGTACCAGAAGGAGGACCGCACCTCCGTCAAGTTCCAGTGCGTGATCGCGGACGGCGAGTATCAGGGCACGGAGATGCGCCTCTTCATCGGCGCGGACCTCTCCAAGCTCGGCAACCTCCGCTCGTGGAAGACGGCGCTCCTCTCCGTCGGCAGCAACGCGGACGTGAACACCATCCGCGCCGACCAGTTCGACAACAAGGTCGCCTACGTCTACTTCAAGGCGAAGGACCCGAACGACAGCAACTCGCAGTCGGACAAGCAGTTCATCACGCCGGAGGCGTACGCGAACCTCTCCGGTACGGCGACCGGCGCCGCGAAGTCCATCGGTGGCGTGTCCTCGACCCCCGCGATGAACGTCGCCGCGCCCCAGCCGGGCGGCAGCAACAAGCTCCGCGGGATGCTCCAGAAGTAGTCTCCCCCCTCTACTTCTGAGCAGGCGGCGCGATGCCGCCGGGGATCGGACGACAGGTCCGATCAGGCCGGGCGCGAGGGATGGGCGACCCGGCCACTTTTTTTCGGAGGGAGCATGGACGACATGATCGAACGCAGGAAGCTCGTAGCGGATTCGTTGGACATGGTGATTCAGGTCGCGCGGTCGAACGGCATCGGACCCATCTCGTTCTCGGACTTGATGATGTCGGTGGCCGGTGCGCTCTACCGGGCCGAGGGCCGCAGCAAGGACAACTTCCTCGCCATGGCCGGGAAGTTCTACGACAACGCCAAGACCAACGGCCCCGTGAAGCACTAGGAGATCGATCCATGTCCACCGGCAAGCTCGTCGCGATGCAGATGCAGGAGTCCGGCTCCTACGATCCCGAAGCACTCGGGGCGAGGTGCGATGTCTGCGTCCTTCGGACTCAGCGGGACGGCGGGCCGGTGGGCCCGGAGCTTCGGTACGACAGCAACATCGCTCTGGTGGCCGAAGCGCCCGGCGAGAAGGAGGTGGTCCACAACCGCCCCCTCGTCGGGCCTTCGGGCATGGAGATGAACGAGAGCCTGAAGGCCATCGGCGCATCGCGCCAGATGTTCAACATCCACAACGCGATCTGCTGCCGCCCGCCGGAGAACGATCTCGACAAGGTCATGTTGAAGTGGCAGCGCGCGAACAAGAAGCGCGAGAAGGAAGGGCTGGAGCCCGTCCCCTCTCCGATCGAGTGCTGCCGCCCGCGTCTCATCAACGAGCTGTGGGGCACCTTCGGCCTCGTGGCGCTCGGCAAGACGGCCTACCAAGCTGTGACTCGCAAGGCCAAATCGATTCTGGAGATCCGTGGCGGACCGCAGGTCGGGTGGTTCAACCCGATGGGCGACTTCGTCGATGGCGAGATGCCCGCTGACGCCCCGCCGGGCTCGCAGAAGATCAACGTCCTGCCCGCGCTGCATCCGGGCTTCGTGCTCAAGACGCGCCGCTGGACGAAGGCGTTCCGATCCGACCTGTCTCGCGCGCACCGCTGGTTCACGACGGGCACGCTGGGCTGGGTGGAACCGGAGATCACGATCAACCCGACCCCGGCGCAGCTTCGCGAGTTCGTCAAGCGTGCCGACATCGACTACGCGGTCGACGTTGAGACCACGATCGGCGACCCCACGGAGGTCGAGCTTCGCACCGTCGGCATCGGGCACGAGCACGCGGCGGTCGTGTGCGTGCTGAAGTCCATCGAGACTGGGGACTCAGCGTATAGGTCTGATGAGGACTTCGAGATCCGAAGGATCTTGAAGGAGTTCTTCGAGGACCGCGACAAGATCAAGGTCGCCCACAACGGCGGCTACTTCGATCGCATGGTCATCAAGAACCACTTCAAGGTCGACCCGAAGCCGATGATGGACACGATCCTCCTTCATCGCTCCGTCGAGTCGGAGCTGCCTCACAAGCTCGCCTACGTCGGATCGATCTACACCGACGTCACCGCGTGGAAGGAGAACCACACGGCGACGGAGGCTCGCACCGACCGCGAGCTGGCGATCTACAACGGCATCGACTGCGTCGTCACCGCGCGCGCCGCGCCGAAGCTCTCCGAGGCCGCCTACAACCGCGGACAGGCGGCCGTCGTGCAGAAGGACCACCGGGTCCAGCAGATGTGCGTCGGTCTTCACGAGAACGGCATGTTCGTGGATCGGCGTGCCCGCGACATCGCGGCGCGAGAGCTGCTGGTCAAGATCTCGCAGTACCGCAGCGAGGCCCAGCGAATCTCCGGCAAGCCGACGCTGAACCCGAACAGCGTGCCGCAGCTTCGGGACCTGCTCTTCAAGGAGTGGGACCTGCCGCCCGTGGACTACACGAAGCTCGGCGATCCATCGACGAACGACGAGTGCATCCGAGCGATGCGCTCCGCTGCGAAGGGCAACGATCAGGTGGTGCAGTTCTTCGACGCCCTGCGTAAGTACCGCAAGGTGGCGAAGGAGTACGGTACCTACGTTCGGCGGCTCATCCCCGCGGGGCAGCCCTTGGACGGAGTCTCATGGCAGTCAGAAGACGAAGAAGAAGAGTCCGAGCGGGGGCTCATAATGAAGGACGGCCGGGTGCGGCCGGACTACAACGCGCACGGCACAACGTCGGGTCGCCTGTCGAGCAGCAATCCAAACGCGCAGAACTGGCCGAAGCACCTCCGCAAGCTGATCATCCCGGCGCCCG